AAATTAGAGTATCAAGTAGAAGCAATAGCACAAGAAGGTAAAGTCAAAGGCATGGTAATGGATATGGAAGACGATGCGGCTGACATGTCAAGAGAAGAGTTCATTGAAAAATACGGAAGAGGCTATGCGGATATTTGGGACAAGGTAAATGATGAAGACTACTTTGACCCTAGTGATATGGCACCCGAAAGCTATGACTTTGAACCAATCGCAGATGATATCATAAGTGGAGCAGAGTTTAATCAAGAAAGACCATTGACCGCAGAAGAACAAGCGTTTGAAGATTTCAAACAAGCGGCGGCAAGCGGTGCTTTAAGTGGTGCTAAAGAATTTGAATATCCTAAAGGATCAGGAAAAAAACATCCTGTTAACATGTCAAAAGAAGTAGCCCTAAAAATTAAAGGTGCCTCAAAAACTAACGAAGATGACGTGATACCATTAGGTACTGTAGGAAAACAGTATCTAGGTATGTATAAAGCCCATGGAGCAGATTACCTAGCCCAAGTGTTAAAAATGGACAAAGCAACATTTGGAAAAGAAATGGTAAGGGCTGATGGCGATCCAAGAAAATTAATTCAAAACTTCCTTAATAAAAGAGGATTCAAAGAAGGACAACAGCTTGACGAATTTGCGTTTCTTCCTTTGTTGATTCCGGCGGCGACGGTTGCTATGAGGGGTCTTATGAATCCAGCGGTTAGACAGGGAGCAATGAAGGGCGGTAGAGCTATTGTTGGTTGGGCAATGAAAAATCCAGTCAAAGCAACAGTCGGCACAGCGGCCGCGACAAATCCTATAGATACAGTAAACTTGGCAAAAGGAGCAGTAGATACTGGTAAAAAAATTAAAAAAGGAATCGACGATGCTGGCGCAGTAGTTGGAAATATAAAAAATGCGGTTCAAGATCTTGGTAACAAGATTCCATCAAAAGCTGACTTGATGAAGTTACTTCCTGGTGTACCTAACTTAGGTGGATTAGCAAGAATAGCAAGTCAATATGCTCTGCCTGCGGCAGTCGTAGCGGCTTTGGCAGTCGGGGGAGTAGCGGCATATAAAAAACTTTTTGGTGATAAAAAAGAAGGTGATGATCAGGATACAGTAGATCTAAGTCCAAAAGGACAAGGTGATGAACTAAAAGGTCCACAAGAAACACCTTTAGATGAATTTGTGAAGAGCATGTATGATTATACTCAAAATGCTTTTCCAAAAGGGGAAACAGCAGTATTGACTTCAGTTCAAAAGAAATATGGAGACGAAGCTGTACCCGAAGCTGGTAAGATGATTGACGAGCTTTTAGCTGGTCAAGATCAAGAAATGGCAAGAATTCAAGCACTTGCTGGATTAAGATAACCAAAATACCAGAAAAAGTCAAAAAAAACACTTGACTTTATAAATATTATCGTGTAGTATGTAATTTATGTGCTACGCGATTAGGCACAATACAAAGGCTAATTTAAAGGAGGCTTATTATGGCAACATTAGCAGAGATCAGAGCAAAACTGAAAGAACAAGAATCACGCACAGGTGGTTCACAAAGCTCCGGCGGGGACAACGCAATTTTTCCATTCTGGAATATGAAAGAAGGCGAAAGTTCAACTCTTCGTTTCCTTCCTGATGGTGATGAATCAAATACATTTTTCTGGAAAGAACGTTTGATGATCAAACTGCCTTTCGCAGGTGTAAAGGGTGAGACTGACTCTCGTCCAGTACAGGTACAAATTCCTTGTATGGAAATGTATGGTGATAGCTGTGAAATTCTTAATGAAGTTCGTGGCTGGTTTAAGGATCCAAGTCTTGAAGACATGGGTCGTAAGTATTGGAAGAAAAGATCATATATCTTCCAAGGATTTGTAACTGAAAACGCATTAAGCGACGATACAACTCCTGAAAATCCAATTAGACGTTTTATTATTGGTCCACAGATTTTCCAAATTATCAAGCAGGCTCTTATGGATCCTGACATGGAAGAACTGCCAACAGATTATACTGCTGGTGTAGACTTCCGTCTTAATAAAACTACAAAAGGCGGATATGCGGATTACTCAACTTCAAGTTGGGCAAGACGTGAGCGTCCATTAAGTGATGCTGAGATGAAAGCCATTGAAGCAAATGGCTTATTCAAATTGCCAGACTTCCTTCCGAAGAAACCTTCCGAAGTAGAAGTCAAGGTTATGAAGGAAATGTTTGAAGCGAGTGTCGATGGTGAAGCATACGACATGGATCGTTTTGGACAGTATTTCCGTCCAGCTGGCATGTCTGCGAGAACAGGTGATCCTGTTGCTCAAAAGGCGGATACTAGCCCAAAGCAGGCAACGGCTCCAGTAACAGAGACTCCCGTAGCAGAGGCTCCAAAAACTGAGGCGCCGAAAGCTGAAGCAACAGCTCAACCAAGTGGAAAGGCTGAAGATATTCTTTCCATGATCAGAGCAAGGCAACAACAGTAAAAATATATACTTGTGGGGTTAACCCCCCACAAGGCTATTAAGGAGGTATTATGGCAAAGGCATTTGATCCAAGTAAATTCAGAACGGCACTTACAAAAAGCATAACAGGCATGAGTGCTGGTTTTAATGATCCAACAGATTGGATCTCAACAGGAAATTACGCACTAAACTATTTGGTTAGCGGAGATTTCCACAAAGGCGTTCCGCTAGGCAAGGTAACTGTATTCGCAGGTGAATCCGGTTCAGGTAAATCTTATTTTTGTGCTGGTAACATTATTAAGGCGGCACAAGAACAAGGAATCTTCGTTGTTTTGGTAGATTCAGAGAACGCACTAGATCAAGACTGGTTAGAAAGACTTGATGTACAAACTAGCGAAGATAAACTATTGAAACTTAATATGTCAATGATTGATGACGTAGCAAAAACAGTTTCAACATTCATGACAGACTACAAAGCTATGAATGAAGAAGAACGTCCTAAAGTATTATTTGTAATTGATTCTTTAGGTATGTTATTGACTCCAACAGACGTTGATCAGTTCCAAAAAGGTGATATGAAGGGTGATATGGGTAGAAAGCCCAAGGCACTAACGGCACTTGTAAGAAACTGTGTTAACATGTTCGGTAGTCATAATGTAGGATTGGTAGCAACAAATCATACGTATGCTTCGCAAGATATGTTTGATCCAGATGATAAGATATCAGGTGGACAAGGATTTATCTATGCTAGTTCTATAGTTGTAGCTATGAAAAAACTAAAACTAAAAGAAGATGAAGACGGTAATAAAGTAAGTGATGTACGTGGTATTAGAGCGGCTTGTAAAGTAATGAAAACAAGATATGCTAAACCTTTTGAAGGCGTACAGGTTAAGATTCCATATGAAAGAGGTATGGATCCTTACAGTGGACTTGTTGACTTGTTTGAAAAACAAGGATTACTTGTTAAAGATGGAAATAGGCTAAAATATATTGATAACAAAGGCGAAGAGCATAAAGAATATCGCAAGAACTGGACAGGTGAAATGTTAGATATGATTATGTCTAATTTAAACGCCAATGTTGATTCTGTGGTAAATACCAAGGTCGAAGAACCAGCTGAAACAGAATAGGAGCAACAATGGAATCAAGTATGATAGTCGATATTTGGAACACATTTAAAGAAAGTATCGAGAAAAAACATATTGAAACAGTAGCAGAAAGATATGTAGATGTTTGTGCCGACTTTGGTACAGATGATACTGCCTTTAGAGATGCTATGGGAAATTGTGATCATTTAGATGCGGCAATTTCATATTACTTAGATATGGAAGACCCTGAAGATTATGATGAAGATGACCCAGAAAATTGGGACGACTAAATGGGTTACTACTCCGATGTAGCAAGAGATATTAGCAAGATACCTGATGCTATCCAACACTTTGAAACAGAGTTAAGCGCCGCAAGAGTTGAGACAAAGCTCAAAGGCAACGTAGAACGTGCGGCGGCTGAACTTCCGGGTATTGTAGAACATCGATTCCAACAACTTCAAGAAATTGAAGCAATTTTAAATTATTTAAATATTGAATTGCGTAGATTGCGTAGCACATATTTTAAAAAATATTTAGAAAACTACCAAAGAGCTCTTTCCAGCAGAGATGTTGAAAAATATGTTGATGGAGAAGCTGATGTAGTAGACTACGAAAAGATCATTAACGAATTTGCTCTTCTAAGAAATAAATGGCTCGGCTTGCTTAAAGGACTTGACCAAAAACAATGGCAGATCACCAATGTAGTTAAGTTAAGAGTAGCAGGCATGGAAGATGCGTCATTATAAGTTCCAAGTTCCAGAAAACAGCAGAAAATTAAGAGGACAACTTTTTACATACCTTTATAGGCTTTGTGATGTAAAAACAATTAGTGGTCCTGAAGATATAGAGAAAGACAGATATCTAGCATTTAGTCATCCTTTTGATGATTGGATATTTGACTACATTGTTAAAAATAAAGACTTAAATTTTTTCCATATTGATAACGGATATATAGGTAATCATCGGCATAAGACGCCTTGGCACTATAGAATAAGTTATAATTCTTTACAAAATACAAAAGTTAAAAAAGTATCAAGTAGTAGAATTAATCTACTTGAAATTGATGATAAACTTTGGTCTGATGATTGGAATCTAGATGGAGATTACAACCTGATTGTGCTACCTAACCAGTCCAATATATTTAAATACTTAGGAGAAGATTATGATACATGGAAAAGACAAACATTGGATCATTATCAATCATTAGAAGTGCCTTGTAAGGTAAGAGAAAAACAGGGTAAACGTAGAAAAAGATATGAAGAAATTTTACCTATGATGAGCAAAGCAAAAAAGGTTATTACATATCACAGCATGGCGGCTGTTGAAGCATTGTGTTTAGGAAAACCAATTGAGATACTAGGACAAAGTGCTGTACAACACTGGCAAAACAAAACAAATTTTGACAGAAAGGAAATGTTAGAACACATAGCATGGAGTCAATTCAATAGAGATGAATACACTAACGGCACAGCGTGGGACCTAACATTTGAGTATCAGGTTAATAAATGAGTTATGTAGAATTAGATGGTTGGAGAACTATACCTCAAGACATTTGTCTTAAAAGTGCGAAAAAACAAGGCAATGGAAAAATTGAGGAATATCAAAATTGGGAACTACAAACTGCGATTTCGCATTGTGCTAAACTTAGAATAGCAGTTGATATAGGAGCTCACGTTGGAATAACTTCTTTTAGACTGAGCCAATCATTTGAACATGTTCACGCTTTTGAAGTAAACACAAAACTTTTACCGTGCTTATTATACAACCTAGACATGAAGAAAGTTTTGAATGTTACCACTCATCCTGTTGGTCTTGGTGACACTGAAAAAGATGTGGATATTATTGAAACACATAAAAGTTTTAGCACACATATAGATCCTAATGCTACTAAAGGAAAGTACAAAGTCAAGACATTAGATTCTTTTAATCTTCAAAACGTAGACTTTATTAAAATAGACGCAGAAGGATACGAGCCTTTAATTGCCAAAGGAGCGTTAGAAACCATACAAAGATGTAGACCAATAATTCTTTATGAAAGAAAAGATCACCCTGCCAGGTATGGATTTGAAAGAGAAAGTATAAGAAGTGTGCTTATGGATATAGGATATAGAATGGTTAGAAAATTAGGCAAAGGCGAAAAGAATGCGGTACTAGCATATAGACCAGAAATGAGTCGCGATGTTTGAACTTCCTAAACTACTTGGACATAATGTTCCAGATAAAGCTAAAGATATAATATTTTTTAGTTGTGATTATGATTACTTTGATAGACATGGATACGCACTCGCACAAAGTATAAACAGAACTATAGGTTGGATACACGTACATTGTCATATAATAAACGAAGGCAATATGAATCAAAAAGTATTAGATCAGTTAACTTTACATCATCCATTTACATATTCGTATGAAAACGTAGATAAAGAATTATACAGCAATCTAAAGAAAAATCATAAAAGGATGAAAGAAGGTCAAGATATATTTAAGACAGGTGACCTTGATTACATTGCTAGACGAACATATCTAGCAAGTGCTAGGTTCATGAGACTGTACGAAATATTTCAAAAAGAAGACCAACATATATTTCAACTAGATTGTGATACAGTATTAAGAAACGGTTTTCATCAAAGGGACTTTAGGCAAATAGCAGAAAATGTTGCTGTCATGCCTAAACCAAAAGATCCTGGAATCTTTATAGCAAGTGCTTTGTGTTTAGGCTTAGGTGATAAAGGAATAAGATTTAGAAAACTTTTTAGCAATAATATGATTGTGGCATTTACAAAAGAAATTTATTGGTTTGTTGATCAAGATGTTTTAAGAGATACTATGACAGAATGGGCTAACATGGGTGAAACATTTGAGTACATTCCTTACCAATGGAATGCTTGGGGGCAAAAGAGATATGATATTTTTTCAACAGGCAAGGGTAATAAAAAGAATGATAGAAGATTCAAGGCGGCTCAACTAAATTGGCTTCCTGAACATTGGAAAGAGATAATTAAAAAAGAAGTTTTAAATTTACCATAGAATATGATCGATGAAATAGAAAGTCCTTGTATAAATGTATGTACCATGGACCCAGATAGTGGATTATGTTTAGGTTGTAGCAGGACAGGAGATGAAATAGAAAAATGGGGAGATCCTAATACAACTAATGAATGGAAAATAAAAAATTTAAAAGAATTGGAAACAAGATGACACAAGGTTTTATAATCTATTTGCCAGACTATCCTGATAGTGTAGCAATGGCTAGTAGAGCTATGGAAAGTGCTAAAAAGTTTGATTGGAATGTACAACTATACGAAGGTGTAAATGGAACAAATGTTAGGTTAGAGGATTACAATTTGAGACCTTCATTAGTTAATAAAAAGTGTCAACGTTTATTAGAACGTCCCGGAACACAAGGTTGTTTTCTTAGTCAATATCTTTTATGGGAAAAATGTTTTGTAAGTCAAACACCTATATGTATATTTGAACATGATGTTATTTTTAAAAAGACCATGGGAGACATAGAGGACTGTGATGTATATAAATTTGAAGGATTTAAAAAAGCAAAGCCAATAGCACCTGGCAATTGGTATGAAGGTGCTAGAGCATACCGTATAACACCTGTTGGTGCTAGAAAATTACTAGACTGGGTATTCGCCAATGGAGCAATGCCAGCAGACTGGATGCTGTGTGATGGTATAGTTGACATGAAATTTGATAAACACAATAAAATAACATTTAAATCAGGAATGAGTTTTACAAAGGACTTACAATGAACAGAATGATATATCAAGTAGCTGTTGGATCGCAAAGCAAATTATATCTACATTGTATAGAAAGTGTAAAAAAATATTGCGACAAGTATAATATTACACACATAGTACAGACCGAACCTATTTTGAGAATACGTCCAGATGAAACTAGATCAGGTAGAAGCAAAGAAGCAGTAAACAGATTAGGATATCTTCCTATATATGAAAAAGAAAATGCTTTTACACATTTAAAAAATTATGATCAAATTGCTATTATAGATAGTGACATCTATGTAAAAATAGATTCTCCTAATATTTTTGATACGTTGACTGAAGAATATGCCTTTGGCGCAGTAGCAGAAAGAGAACTACCTTGTGCTAAAAAATATAAATCTAAAATAAGAAAATATTCA